TGTGTTGTATAATTCTATTAGTCTTTGTTTACTCTTTACGTCTTTTATTTTTCCGTTGTCTATTAGTTTCCATACTTCCTTTATTTCGTCTTTAAGGTGTGTAGGTATTTCTTTAGGTGCTTCGTACTCTTGTGTCGCTAACCAATATTCGTTAGGACATTCCATAATACCCATACTTGCTTTAATTCTCATAAAACAACCGCATACTTTACAAGACCCTGTAGGTTTAAAATATTCTTCACAACCTCGACAAATGTCTAACCGTTCTTTATAGACTTCTTTATTTACAAAAAACCTATTCATTTAATTTATCTTTAAGAAATTGTCTTACGTTATCTATTGTAGTAAACAAACTGTTTCTACTTATTCCTGTTTTCTTTGCTAAACTATCTAATGTATTTGCTTCGTAATAGTACAACTTAAAAAGTTCACGATCGTACCAATACATATCGTCTAGTTGTTTATCTATTTCTTCTAACTTCTTATATTGAAAGTTATTTACTTCGTTCGGTATATTGTAAAGGTTCTTCGGGTTTGTTAGTTCTCCGTTTTCTGTTATATCGTAAGTACAACTAATACTTGAACTATCTATTTTTGTATAGTATTTTTTATACTTATAATAATAAGGACTGTTCTTACTTTGTAGACTTCTTCTTATTACTACTGCTCCGTATCTTATTAAACCTTTTTCGCCGTCCTTTTCGTATATTCCTTTTAATGTGTCTGGGTTCATCTGTAACAAGTAAAGCATAAGTTCCTGTACTACTTCGTCTACTTCGTTCTTGTCGGTAGTAAGTCCGTAAGTCATTTTCTCAAAGTGACTTCTTAGGTCTGCTAATATTTTATATATCTTGTTCAATTTTTATGTCTTGTACTTTATCTATAAAGTTATAACCTTCTTCACTTAATAAGTGTTTATATAATCTAACAGTATTTCTATTCTTTTCGTTTTCTATTCCTGTTAAATATCCGTTTACCATAGCTGTAAAGTGTGTAGGTATTAAACTAATAAAGTCTTGGTAGTTAGCAAGTACTAATACGTCTTTTCTATAATTGTTGTGATGTTCTATAATTATATTTGCTACGTCTATAAAGTCTTTGTATTTGTCTTCGTTTTTAGTAACGTCTTTTATAGTTGCGGTTATCATATCTAAATACACTTGTAAAGCTATTTCGTGTTGGTAGTTTATACTAATCGGTTTTAATAGCATTTACTTTTTCTTTATAAAATTTAATCATATCTTCGTATTCGTGTCGCATATACTTTACAGTCGTTCTACTTAGTTCTTGTAGTTCTTCACTCTTACCCTCACCGATCCTAACGTCTATAAGTTTACCAAATGTATACTGTTCACCTTGTCCGAATAGATTGCAGCGAGGACATTGCACCTGTACGTTTTCTTCATTCCACCTTGTAGCGTGGTGTTTCCTAGACATAAAGTGTCCTGCGTGCATTTTCTTATAGTGTGCTGTTTTTCCACAAGTCCAACACTCAACTATTCCGTCTTTACTTGCGTTTCTTAATCTAATAAATAAACTAAACCATTTGTCTAACTCCTTTTTTAATTTACTTATAGTTTTCACAATTCAATAATATAAATATTTCTTTTTTATTTTACTATTTTTTTATATAGTTATGAACATTACTTTATTAATATTTTCTTACTATATACTTTTGTTCGTGTTTGTTGTTCTACTTTCCACTTATCTACTTCTTTGTGGTTTACAAACCAAATAATAGCTTTAGCTGTTGCGTAAGTATAGCGTTCTACAGGTTGTATAAACATATATTCCGTTACTTGTTTGTTTTTATTGTTGTGTGCATTGTAATTAACAATAAGTAGTTTGCCGTGTCTAGGTATATATTTAACGTCTATTTTTCTTTTACCTACTACTATATCTGCTTCAACTTCTGGTTCTGTACCTAAAAATGTTAAAGCTTTATATTCTGTGTCGTTTTGTAAAAAGTATTCTTGTGCTATTAGTTCTGCAAGTATTCCTTGTACGTTGTATTTATTGGTGTCTTTTCCTGCGTAATATTCTTTACCTTTATAGTTTTTTAACATACCTTTTGTACGATCCGTAGAAAGTTCTTTAGCTATTTTATGAAACAAATAAGGGTATGTTATATTACGTTTTAACATATTATTTTTATAGTGTGCTAGCTATTATTTCTATTAGTAATTGTTCTGGTATCTTACTTCGTTCGTAGTTATTTTTTAATCCTTGTGTACCTGTTTTAGAACCTCTAGGTGCTGCTTCGTGGTGGCAGTTTCTGTTTCCATTAAAACATTTAGGTTTAGGTTTCCAACCTTCAGTATTAAATATATCGTAAATATGATTGCTCCAAATGTCCGTAGGTTTCATTCTGTTATCACCATAAGAACAATAAGTAATTGTTGTACGATTAATACCTTTTATTTTTCTACGCATTTTACCGACAGGGTTTTCTATAAAATAATAGTCTGGTTTGTAGTGTTCTATTATTTCTAAAGTTTTATTAAGTATTTGCATTCCTAAAATAGCTTCTTCTGTTTTTGGTGTGTGGTCTTCGTTCCAATGGTGACCTATACTCGCTACACTAAAATACGTACAAGGTGGGCTTGCCCAAATTATATCTGGTTTAAATGGTACTTTACTATAGTCAAATTCTAAAATGTCTGTAACATAATCTATATTTTTAAAGTCGTTTATATCTACACTAAACACTTCTAAACCAAACTTTTCGGCTACTTTACCAAATGAACGACTACCTGCAAACAGTTCTAAAACTTTCATAAAGTTTATTTATTTCTTCACCTGTTAAATTCCTTGTAAGTATTTCTAATAGTTTATTTTGTAGTCTAACGTCTTCTGTTAGAGTATCTACTATTATACGTGCTTTACCTAAAGGGTTAAGTTCTTCGTTCATTTTATTTAAAATTTAGTTTTTTAGATATATGTTCTAACTTACCCTGTGTGTTTCTATATCTTAGTCTTTTGTCTGTGTGTTCTTTACCTTCGTTATTCCATATTATAGCCCTGTGTGCTTTTATCCATTTGTAATACGTCTTTACCGTTAAATGAAATTCTTTACTGTTGCGCACACCTTGTCGAAAAGACGCTTGTATATCCTCGAAGGTCAAGTTAGCAAAGTCTTCTAAAAGGTCTGTAGATAAAGTCTGTGCAAGTATTGCTAAAGTCTTGTCGTCTTTTACTTGTCCTAGTTCTACAAAAGTCTTAGTTATAAGATCTAAACATTTTAACTTGAGTTGTGAAGTTTCTATTTCTTTTATTTTCATATCTTATTTTTATAGTCCACAATAACCACTGTCGCATTCGTTAAAGTCGTCAAAATCTAATTCTGTTTGTGGTTTAAAGTTTATAATTTTTCTATATGTTATACCTTTTCTAAAAGTATTCGGTTTATTTATTTCTTCTTGTTTTGCAAACCATTCCATTTTGTTTGGGTGTTCTTGTGCCATCTTATTAAGAAACAAGGGGTTTCGGTGAAAACAACCTACACAATTATTGTAATAACCTTTAGCAAATCTAATACTTTTATTTTTATTCCAATAGTCAGATATATCTTTTACTTTAATTCCGTCTTCTATTAAAGGAAATTCTGGTTTTCTCCATTCTACTACACCCCATTTGTTATTTCCGTTATCGTGTTTACCTACTACTATTTTTATTTCTTCGTTACCGTTTTCGTTTAACTTTTCTAACATTCTGTTTTGTCGTTTTTCTTCACCACTTCTAAAACCTATACGCATTTTACAAACTTCGTTTATTTCTTTTTGCCACCATTTAAAAATAGGTTTCATTTTTAATTCAGTAGTACAGTATCTAACCATTATATTAGGTAAGTAGTGACTACCGTTTTTACCTCTATTCCAATCACCATTTATAACTTCTTCAAAAGGTATTCCCGTTATCCATTTTATATCTACCTTTTCAGATAAGTCTAACATTATTCTTATTATATTATCTTGTTCTGTAGTTCCTACAAATTCACAACCTATAAGGTCAGATACAATTTGTCTTACTTTTGCGTCAGGGTATTTACATAAAGTGTCGTTAGTTCTAACTAAACTAAATATATTGTAGTCTGCTGGGTAATTTAAAGCTATGTAACAAGAACTTTTACCACCGCTTATACTATTAACTGTTTTCATATAAATTGAGATATTAAGTAACCAATTAAAATATAAATTAAAATTGAAAGTATTACGTTTGTGTAATATTCTTTTCTTTTCTTTTTGTTGTATTCTTCTAAGTTCATATTTAATATATTAAGTCCATTATAAAGTTTGCGTCTACATCTGTTTCTTCGCAAATAATTTTTACTTGCTTTAATGTAAGTCGTTCGGGTTCGTCCATATACCTGTCTATAGTCAAAGGTGTTTTGTCTAAGTCTATTGCTAAACCGTAACGGCTGTAACCTTCTTCTTTTAGCCATTTATGAAACAAACTTTTATCTAAAGTATTGTATTGTCCTTTGCGAAAAAATCTATGTACCTCTTGTTTCTTTGTTTTCATAATCCTAAATGTTTTTTTGCGTTATTATAGTTGTCTAGCTGTTGGTCTATTTTAGATGTAGGGTTTTGTTGTTTTCGTTTTTCCCACGTTCTAACCGCCGCCTGCCAGTTCTTCATTTTGTTTTTACCTACATACCAATTCTTACTTTCGTAAAAGTCAAAAAATTGTTCTGCGTCTATTCCGTTGTTACGATCTAAACAATATTGTTTAATTTCTTCAACAGAGGGTTTACTATTACTATACGTAGTATTATTATTAAGTATTGTAGTATTATCCTTTAAGTTTTCGACAAGGGGGGCGCCGACCTTTTTAGCAACACCCCCTTTAAGTATGCTTATATACCTCTTGTCGATTTCTTTGCTACCTTCTTTGTATGTAAAAGATAGTTCTATAAACCCTTCTTTAACTAATTCACTAACCCATTTACTTATTGTGGTTTTAGTTTTTCCGTAAAGGTTTGCAAAGTAACTATTACTAGCAAAACAAACCCCGTTCATATTTATTAATGCTGTAATTTCTGCATATAATAACTTAGCGTTCGGGGTTAAGTTCTGGTTGTATCTAACTTCTGAAGTTAGTATTGCGTAATAGTTCGGCTTCATATTTGTACGTCTAAACTGTATTGATAATCTAATAAAGCAATTCTAATATTTTCTAATTGATTACTAAAGTCTTTGTAAGACGTATTTATAGAAGTTTTTAACACATCACTTTTAACAATAATAAAGACTTCACCTATTGAGGTTTTAACTCCGTTACTTAACAAGTGACTACGTAAGTCTTGTTTAGTTAAAAAAGTCTTTTGTTCTTTTTTACTTTCCTTATAAGTGTTAAATACTTTAGTAAATAGGTTTCTGTACTGTACCCAAGTTTTAAAATTGTCTGCGTGTTTCTTCTGGTAGTGGTAAATATTACTACGATCTCGGTTTAACACTTTAGCAATTGTAACGAAATGTATTCCATTTTTTAAACATATATTCGCTACTACTTGTCTTGCTAAAGCGTACGGCTCCTTCCTTGACTTAGAAGTTAAAGAACCTTGCTCTAGTCCTACTATTTCAGTAGCAATATTACAAAGGTCTTTTACTTCTTTTGTGTCCGTTATTCCTTCTAAAATCATTAAAACGGTAAGTCTGTGTTATCAATTTTAGCAACTACTTTTTCTGTCTTAGCTACTA